AATTCTATTCTCTCTACTGATACATTAGCTACTTTGGTCGTTAATAATACTGCCTTAACAAATGGAGTTGCAATTAGAGCAGTCGGAAGTAATAAGGGCATATTTGCAATAGGTCAGGAAGCAGTACACGCTGAAGGTTCTATATATGGTGTGTATGGCACTACTGAATTTGAATCTGGATATGGCGTATTTGGAACCACAAATGATGCATTAGCTGGTGTATTTGCACATGGTGGGAGTCAATATGGTTTAATTGCTGAGACATTTAGCTCCTTCCCTGGGACATATTCCTCAAGTAAAGGTGGTTATGGCGTTCAATCTGTGCGAATTGTGGGTACTGGGGGAACGCTAGACTCAGCTTATGAAGCATTTTGTGTGCAGGTAGTAAGATTAAATGGTGATGTAGCAGATGGCGTTGGGGCTAAGATGGATTTTTTTTCTCCAACTATTGGTAATGATTCCAGATTTAGTAATAAGATCGTTTCAAAATGGTCTAGAGCTATAGATTCCGCCTGCACATCGACTCTCATAATAAGCGGTGTTGATTCAACTACTACAGTTGATGTTCTTACGTTATCGGGAAACGGTTCAATGAAACTTAGAAATATAACCGCAACACAAGCAAGTGCTATTTCAGCAACAGACGGAATGATCATATATGTAAGTTCAACAAATGGAACATTTACATCAATAGGTTTTTGGGGTCGGGAAAATGGGGTATGGGTAAAACTATAAAATAATAAAAAATGAAAAAATTATTTACAATCATTTTTCTAATCCACGCGATTAATCTTTTTGCTCAACCAAATAAAAACAAGATCGATAGTGCAACTATGAGAGACGGCAAAACTCTTTTGAATTGGAATGGAGGGGTTTCTATTATTAGAGGTTTAGTACAATTTCCGGCATCATCGGGTGGCCTTTCTCTTGATGCAAATAGAAATTTGCTTGTTGGCTTAAATCCGATTATTAGCTCAAGTTCTGTTTTCAACATGATCTTTGCTGATAATGCACAAATAGATGGAAGTAACAATATCACTTTTGCAAAAAATATAAAAATCACTGGCGCGAGCGGAACCTTTTCCACCGGTGCAGATCACACCATTCATCCTGGCGCAGATTATTCCACAACACTTTCAGGTGCAACTTTAGGCGATGGTGGCAATACAGCCGGATATGCTTCTTTTAGCACAGGCTTTGGTAATTATTCTTTAAATGTTCATGGCTTTGTGGCTGGTCAAAATAATATACAGGGATCATTTTCTAAAACATCATGGATTGCTAATAAATATAAAGGCGGAGCGCTTATCGGCGATAATTTAAGATCAGAAGGTGATTATATTTTTTCAATCGGGACAAATTTCAATACGGATAAACCAGGCATTCATTTTGGCTTTGGAGCTCCTCAGTTTTCTTTTCTTCCTGATGGCACAATGAGATTTTCAAAATATCAATACAATATCGGTATTGGCGATAGCGCTTTAAAATCAATTACAGAAACAGGGGGTTATAATATTGGAATCGGAAGACACGCATTAATAAACGCAACGACAGCGTGGGATAATGCCGCTATCGGATGGGATGTTCTTTATAATACTACAACCGGTAGCGCAAATTTTGCAGTTATTGAAGATGCTGGTTTTACTAATATAAGCGGAAGTAATAATATTTTTATAGGTCGGGGCGCCGGATATTTTGCGAATTGTAGTGATAATAATTTTCAAGGATATGGTGCTGGCCAAAATCATACAATAGGCAATGAGAATTTATTCATAGGTAGTTATTCCGGGCAATGGCATACTTCAGGGGCTGGAAATACTTTTCTAGGAACTTATTCCGGAGAGAATTCAGGCAATTCACAATATTCGACCTATATAGGTCACATGGCCGGATTTAATTCCCCAGGTTCAAACAATATCACACTTGGAAAATTTACAGATGTAGTTGGCAACAATGCTTTAAATATCGGAAATACGATTTATGGAACCGGCCTTTATACATCTGCAAATAAAATAGGTATTGGAACAAAAACGCCTCAATATAAATTAGAGGTGGCCGGGGATGTAAAATTTAATTCTGTGATTTTAAATCAAACGATACCGGCGACATTAATAGTAGGTCAGATCGCAGTGGATGATAATTACATATATGTAGGAACAAATTTCGGAGTCAAGCGTGTTCTTTTATCAGATGTTGGTACAACTATTAATACAAAGAATTAGTATCAACCTCTGAAAAAGGAGGACAAAATGAAAGCGATCATGCACTTTAATAAAATTGAAGAATGGGTAGCCTGGATTTTTGGGATCACCGGTGGTTGCATTGCATATGCTAATATGCCTATCCTTCTTCATCTCGATTGGAGCTTTCTGCTTACGAGCATTTTCAAATTGCTTTGGACGGGATTTGTCGCTCTTTTTAGTGGCGCCATGGGCGTGGTTGGTAAACGACTGGTTGAACATAGTAAATGGTTTAAAAATATTTTCAAGTAAAAAAATAATCATGACCCTATCTCTTTATCTGCAATGTGTTGCCATGTTTGTTCTTGGCCAGGCAGCTCATCTATTTCTAGTCAAAGTGCCTTCTATAAAAGAACGGTGCCGGGCAGCTAATAAACAATTCACCTGGAAAGAATGGTGGAGTTGTGATTGGAATGTGATCATAGGTACGCAGATTATTGGTGCACTACTAATTATTGGTCTTGATCAATTTTTACATTGGAAGCCTACCGTGCTTGAATATGTAAAATGGTTCTTTGCCGGCGTAGGTGCATTTGGTTCTACGATTGCAATGGCTAAAATGAGCCAGTTTGAAAAATCGATCAATGGATTAGTTGATATTAAATCCAATGTTTCTGATACAGTTATCGGGCCAACTAATACAGTTAAAGAAACTATACAAAAAGCAGAAGCACAGGGAATAACTGTTGAACCAACGCCAAAATAAAAACCCCGTAGAAACGGGGCTTACACTTTATGCTTGCGTATTAAATCTGTTTCGATATAAAATTAAGCATTTATGACATTTGCAAAAAACTTTTTGATCACAATTTTAATAATCGGAATATTATTTCTGATCTTCTTTAAGACATGCAATTACAACCGGAGGAGTAGCCCGCCATCCCACAAACAAGATAATGATTCAGTTCAAATCATTAAACATCAAATGGCAGATAAGGAAAAGTTTTGGCAGGATTCTACTATGAGATTACTGTTAGAATTTAATGACCTGCAACAACATGATTATCTTTTGAGTCAAACCTATTCAGCCACTTCTAATGAGCTAAATAAATTGAAGAAAAGATCATTAGAAAGAATTTCAATCATACAACTTGGAGATACTTCCTTTGCTAATTGCGATACGCTGGCGGGACAATTTAATGACTACATTATTTTGAGTGAAAAAGAAAAACAGGATTGTGATAATATCGTTACTAATAAAAGTAAACAGATTGAAAAACTTATCAGATTGCATCAAGCTGATTCCGCGCAGGCAATTGGTTGTACTATTTATCTTGGTTCTGTTATTACAAAGTACGATGCACTTTATAGTGATTATCAACAAAGGGGAAACGTAAAGCACAATCTATTATCTGTTGCGATTGCCTGTCAGTATTATGAGCAGCTTAAAACTTTTGCAGCAGGAGGCGGCTTGGATTTAACATTAAAGAATGATTATAAAATAGGCTACAAATTACTGTTTACGCAAGGCAGTCAAAGAATTCACGAAATAAACGGGTCAATTCCCATTCATCTTAAAAAACGATAACATGAACACACTGTATTTTATACCAATAACCCTTTTACTTATTTCCCTATACTGTCTTTATAGACTTGGCAAATCTTACAAAAGCGGAACTGTCAGGCAAGAGCAGGATAAAAATTCACCCAATTGGGGAAAAGATATTACTGCCCCCGGCAAGGCAATAAATAAATGGGCGTTATATGTAGCAATCATAACTTTTATTTGCACAGTAGCTTCTTATTGGAAAATCCATTCCGATTACCGGGGAACAAGACCAGGTGATGAGAAGCGTTGGGAAAAACAAAAAGAAAGGGAGCAGGGATGATTTAGAAACTAATTATTGTTTCTGTAAATATTAGCAAATGAAGTTCATTATCCATAAGGGCCATCATCGCGCTAAGCCGTTTTCATTTGGATTATGGTTTAATAAAAAAATATTCTCAAAAAATATTTATTTCGATACAAGCTGTAAGTATAGCATTGATGGCGTCGATATGATGGATACAAACAAACTTTTCGGAGTGGGTTATTTCCCAAATCATCATATAAATAGTGCAAGATTTGGCTGGAGATATGATCCCGATATTGACAAAATAACAATCTCGGCTTATTGTTATTTGAATGGTGAAAGAATTATAAAAGAACTATGTGATCTTAAATTTTTTACCTGGTATAGATTTCAAATTTCAATTATGGAGGATCGATACTTATTTGATGTATCTGATACTAATAATACCTGGCACAAATTCGCAATTGAATCTATTCTTAAATCGCATAAAAAGAAATGGCAATTTAAACTAGGCATTTTCTTCGGAGGCAATAAGCCGGCGCCAAAAACAATGGAACTGGAAATGAAAAACATTTAAGGTAACTATATATCTATTTCACCCAAAACAAGTATTTTACATAATGTGGATAACTTTTAGTAAAACTATTTGGATTTAGATCGAAATCGCTTTATCTTAGCTGTATTAATTAACAGCTAAAAACTTTGTAAAATGAACACAACAAAAACATTTGAAGAACTTCTTCAAGAGGCTACACAAATAGCAGACGCTCGTAAAAAAATATTTTACGAATTAAAAAGTGAAATTGAAAAAAGATTCCTTCCTGCTCTTGTAACAGTAATTAATTCTTATGATCTGAAATATGCTGTTTTGGATTTAGATACGAAGCCAATTGCCGGGTTAGACGGGTATTCTGATTATAATACAGAAAGTACAAAATATGCACTTGCTGTTAGAAAATCTGGCTTTATAAGCGAGGCTGACTACGAATATAGTATAGGGCAATGGGAAGTTGAAGAATTTCAGTTTGAAATAAATCAAAACTGGTCAGGTAATTCTGAAGGTCAGTGGCATTTATTAAATTCAGGAGCAATCGAGTTAGCTATAGCAATACGTAATAAAATAGCAGAGCTAAATAAAAAGTATGCTCATATCAACGAATCTGCTGAAAGCATAATAAAATCGTCTTAATTAAAAAAGGGAGTAATTAAACTCCCTTAGTCAGTTCGCTGCTGGTGCGATTAAAAGAGAACTTTGTAATAAACTTTCAATTCCGTTGCAGCGAACTGGTTGCTAAGATATATAAAAATGATACAATTACAAAAATTTAAAACACTCATAGACCTGCTTGCCTATTTTAAGGACGAGCAGGTCTGTCGTGACTATTTAGAACTGCTTCGATGGCCTGACGGTATTAAATGTGCTGACAAGGATTGTGGACATAATAAAGTATTTCGGTTCAGTAACGGTAAAACTTACAAGTGTGCAAAATGTAAGAAGCAATTCAGCATAAAAGCTGGCACTATCTTTCACGATTCAAAAATTCCTTTGAAGAAATGGTATGCCGCTATTTATTTAATCACTTCACATAAAAAAGGCATATCCTCGATTCAGATTTCAAAAGATATTGGTGTAACCCAAAAGACAGCTTGGTATATGAATCACCGAGTACGGCATTGATGAATTTGTGTTCAGATACAACACAAGATCATTTACTGAATCGGATAGGTTTAATCTTATGCTTTCCGGCCTTGCAAATCATTTACCATACTCAAAATTAATAGAGAATGAAAAAACAAACAGTTGGGCAACTGACTTTAAGCCAGTTGATAGAATGTCACAGTATTAACAGGGCACACTTGGCTTCTAAAATGGGGATGCCGGTTGGTACATTTAAGAATAAGCTGTCTGAAAAACAGACGGCTTATCGGTTTACATTAGATGAAGAAGATAAGCTGAAAGAAATATTAAGGGACATGGCGGCGGATATTGAAACGGTTGCAGGCATCAGCTTTAATAAAGCATTGGCAACAATCATAAATAAGTAATCAAAAAAATCAATCCTATGAAATTTGGGAATAGTGGATCAGGGTTGAATAAATATATAGTTACCACATTTAATTATGATCCGCCCGGTGGCCGCAATAATTTTTTCATAAGCATTAGTTTTGGTTGTCCCCCGATTTCCATCGGGGGTTTTTATTGTCCTTTCCTTACCAAAGTAGCAAAATCATATTTGCATCGTGAGTTTCAATCATATACTCAGTGCCGTGTTAAGAGGCCGCTGGCTAATCGACAAGGCCTGGGCTGAAGCTCATTTACCATTAGTTCTTTCTTTATTGAAGGGAAACCCTGTAAGTTTTGTTGAGCGTACCGGAAATGAATTGATCGAGCGACCATTTGCTATTGATCCTAAAACAATGCAACGGTATGAATGGCGGGACGGAACGAATCCAAATATTCCCGAAGGTAGTATTGGTATACTGCCTATTAATGGTCCCATCACTAAATATAATGGTGATTGTGGCGAACCGGGCGCAATAGCAAAAAATTCCTGGTTAATGCAAATGGGAAAAAGAGCCAATATCGGCAGCGTGATTATGCTCGTTGATACACCGGGTGGCGAAGCAAGAGCCGCATCTACATTTACCAGGACAATACAAAACTTTTCAAAACCCATCCTAAGCTATATAGATGGTATGAGTGCAAGTCTTGGCGTTTGGCTCATTTCACCCACTGATGAAATTTATGTTAGCAGCAAAATGGATGAAGTAGGCAGCGTAGGCAGCTTTGTCATGCTTGCTGATTGGGCCGGTTATTTTGAAGCGCAGGGTTTAAAAATTCATGAGATATATGCACCGCAAAGCACCGATAAGAATAAAGATTATCGGGATGCCATAAAAGGTGATTATGGTGAAGTTGAAAAAGATCTCGAAGTTCTTGTAAATGATTTTATCTCTTTTGTAAAAAGCACCAGGCCGAAAACCACAGCAACAGAAAAACAATGGAGCACAGGAAAAATGTTTTATGCTGATGAAGCCCAAAAATTGGGGTTGATTGATGGCATAAAGACATTTGATCAGGTAGTGAGTAAGGCATCATGGCTTGGTAAACGTTATAAAAAATAAATTTTAATTATGGAATATCCTCAGGTAGTTTCTTTAGTTCCGAAAGGAGAAGAATTTGATGCCACAGCGGTCAATGAGGGCGTTTGGGTAAGCACAGCTCACCTGGCCAATGTAGAAAATACCCTGGTGGCAAATGCAACCAGCATTGCGGATCTCAATAGCCAGGTTATAAAGACAAATGATGAAAGAGATGAGGCAAATACCTCATTGCAAACCGCCCAGCAAACTATTACCGATCGGGATGCAACAATCGCTTTGCTGAAAACTGAAATCGCTGATCTAAAAATAAAACCAGCGGCAGATCCAAAACAAACAAACAAAGAATCCGACAAATTGGATTCTGGTAAACAGGTGCCCACTTCTGAAATAACAAAGGAAGCGGAGAGATTACGCGCCCTTAAAAACAAAAAATAATTTTCATTCAAATTCAAAAACCCAAATAGCAATAAAATGAAAAAGCTACTTTTTGCAATCACCATCTTATTTATTACCATGGCCATGGTATTTTTTCCTGTTTCAAAAACAATAGCACAGGCCACCATGACGCAGACCGGAACCTCCGGTGCTTCAAAAACGACTAATACAAATACCGATACCAGCTATCACAGATCAGATCTGGCCGGGCAAACAAACAATTTTGCAAATCTTACTATACAAGCTGTTGTTACAAAAACATCAGGTACTGTTGCAGGTTCAGCCATTTTATATGCAAGCCTTGATAATAGTAACTGGACAGCCATTGGATCGGATACATTAACATTAGCTAACCAAGCAACCAATTTTCATTTATGGCATGTAACAAGCTCGCTTTATCGGTATTACAGGATTACGGTATTAACATCCGGAACACAGGTAAGTAGTGCAGTTTGCAAATTATTGGGTCGAAAGGTTGCTAATTAAAAAATATTCTGTAACACTATAAAAACTTTAAAATGGCCACTTATGATCTTTCAGCTTTAACAACTGCCTTTGTTGGCGGTGCAGAAGCTTTTGGCAAAGAACTTCTGAATTGGGATATCCGCAGTATGGGTGTCCAGGTTCGCACCAATGTAAATACACCCCAGGCAATGGCTAAATTTGAAGCCGATGGAGAACCACAGCCATATCGCAAGCAGGATGATTTTAATGGCGGAACTTTCACCGATCGGGTATTGACGGCCTATCAATCAAAATATGACCAGGAATTGGATGCTGAAGATTTTCGCAATACATATCTGGCAGAATTGCCCGAAATGCCTTTTGAGCAATTTGCAGTTAACCAGGCAGGCCGACAATTTTTGGAAGCCCTCATGAAAAATACTTTATGGACCGGTGTTCGCAATGGCGCCGGCACAACCTCCGCCGATATTTGTGATGGTTGGGGAACTATTATTGCGGCAGAAGTTATTGGTGGCGGTCTTACTGAAGTGGCAACAGGAGCTATTACCAGCGCAAATGCTGTCACAAAGGTTGAGCAAGTTGCTGATGCGGTACCAACTTTTATGAAGCAAAAGGGTTTCAGAATATTATCCAGTTTTGATGTTTTGGAAAAATATCGCAAGCATTATCGCACTCTTAATGCTTTTGGATTTAATAAAAACGAACGTGGCCAATATCTACTTGATGGTATTAATGCCGTGCTTCAGCCGGTTGCATTTATGGGCACCAGCCAGCGCCTGGTAGCAACCTGGGATGGAAATCTGGTATTTGGAACTGATCTTGAAAGGCTGAGCATGTTCCCTACGCCGCATTTGAATTTATTGAGGAACCGGATATTATTTCCTGCCGGTTGCCAGATTCGCGATCTGGATGTGATCACGATCAATGACCAGGCTTAATTCATTAAAAATAGTGAAGGGCCAGTCAAAACTCCAATTCTGCAACGTACCGGCTCTTCCTTCGTAAAAAAATTTTTTATGGGAAGAAGAAAAATTAACAAACCTGCGAAATCCGAACCCAAAGTTGCTCTTACCGGGGAAAATATTTTTGAATATGAAAGCAAAAGATATAAAGTGTTGAAACATGCGCTTCATATTCCTGATATAGGCAAATTAACGGCGGCTGATATTTGCGCCGATACTGAAGATTCAAAGCGGGCGCAAAAGCATTTGGTTGAGCATTGTGTAGGATCCTCTGTAGAAGAAGTGATTGAATAATTATAAACCTCCCTTGCTTCCCTTGAGGGGCCGGGGGCAAACTTTTAAATAAAATGGCAAATTTCAGCCACATTACTACCAATACCAATGTAAAGGCCATCCGCGGCGGCTATAAAGATTTTCTTTATTTCTGCCCCCTGACTGATTTTGATGTTATTGCAAAGCCATTGCCTGTACCTCTTACGCTTGGTGATGCCGTCACCATTAATGGTGATCATACTTTTTTAAATACAAATGGATTTTTTAAATGGGAGCTTAAACAAAAATCACCTACCATTAAAGGCGTTTCGGTAGGCGACCCCGGGGCCAAGCTGGTTGAATATACAGGTGAAGTAACCATCCTGGGCGATGAAGCCACTACCCAGGAACAACTTGAGCGCATATTGAATACAAAAGGAATTTGCCTTTTAAAAGATGCCAATTGCCTGGCAGCAGATGAATATGCTCAATTGGGTGATGAATGCGATACGCCAGAATTTACAGTTGAGTTTGATGGCAAAAAGACTTCTGAAGGCTTGAAGGAATATAAGCTGAGTATTAAAGTGGTGGCTGCAAAATATAAATATACCGGCGCCGTGGTTGAATCAACTGCATAAAATTTCTATATGAAAATCATTTTTAAAAAAATGGATGTGGCCCAAAAATTTGAAACCGATTACGCATCGGATCCTATTGTTCATTTACCAGGTGGTAAAGAGGGCAATGGATGGAAGGGGCGGCTTTCTGAAATTCCACTAGAGCAGGCGGAGCGATGGATTGGCAGACCAGGACAAAATTTATTAAGATTAAAACCACCTGCAGAGGCAAAACAAAAGGCAGAGAAACCAGTTAAAGAATAAATATTTTGTTGCTATGAAAACATGAAAGTCTCGTCTCGATTTCCGGGACGGGACTTTTTGCTTAAAAAAGAATATGGCACTCAATTTTGAAAAACAAAATGAACGGGTAATTGAATGGGGCGATAGAACCACGGCCAGGTTTGCAAATATCGGCAATGCATTGGGTATTGTTCATAGAGCAGATAGCCCCAGTTCCGGAGCATCACTTTCTAAAATAAAAGATAAGTTCAAATATAAAGATGGCATAATTGAAGTAGTGAGTTTTAAATTTCCCAGGTCATTGATCTGGCCACATAAAGGAGCAGGCAAAGGAATGGGCGGTAATAAGGGCAGCAGCTGGGTAGATAAATATGGCCAGCGACATACAACAGATAGTAAAAGTTTTGGCAAGGCCGGCACAGGGAATAGAAGGGCAAAGCCCTGGTTTAACCAAACCATCGAAGGTGTCAAGGGAGTAGATGAGTTGGCCACCATTGTAGCAGAAGAAACTGGAGATGCAATTGTAAATAATTTATTTATCAGGTAATCATTTCCCCCACCGGGGGAAAAATAAAGGAGGCATATGGCAAATGAAATTGTAAACCGAACGGTAAATGTATTTATACAAAGCGGAGAGGCACAAAAGGCTTATGATGTTTTAATTGCCAAAGAAAAAAAGTTGAATGATGAATTGGCCAAGACTACTGATCCCAAAAAAATAAAGCAATTACAAACTGAACTCTCCAAATTATCTGAGCCAATTGACAGGGCAGGTAAAAAATTAAGAGGCGAGCTAAATCCTTCATTTAAAGATGTTCAAAAAACTGTTAATGATCTTGGTAATCGTTTAAAAAGAATGAGCACGCAGGATGCTGATTACACTAAGATATTGCAGCAATATACCCAGGCAAATATTTTATTACAGGAACAGAAAGCGCAAATCAATGGACTTGCAAAATCACAGAGTTTACTTGGCAAAATATTCACCGGTGCTTTTCTGGGTAACATAGCAGCGCAGGCATTGGGTAAAATAAAAAATCTTTTTTCTGATGTAATTGAAGAGGCAATTGAGGCTGATATAAAAACACAGAAATTCAAAAATACGCTGGATACAATTGGTCGATCTGATGCATTTAAAAGACTTGCCGATGCAGCGGATACTCTCCAGAAGAAATTTACATTTCTTGATAATGATGATATCATTGATGTTTTTAGAAAGTTAATAGATTTCGGAGGCCTTACAGAAAATCAGATTCGTGCATTAACACCGGTTATAATTGATTTTGCTACAAAAACCGGCCAATCATTAGAAGAAGCATCAAATCAAATAATACAAGCAATTGGTGGAGGCAAAATAAGTGGAGAATTGAGAAGATTTGGTATAGATCTAAAAAATACAAAAGACGAAGGTGGAAGGTTGAATGTGATAATGACTCAGTTAAAAGAAAAAGTGGATGGTGCCGGTGAAGCATTTGCAAAAACAGCATCAGGTGGTATTGCCTCAACAAAACAGGAATTCAAGGACCTAAAAGAAGAAATCGGTAGCGGATTGCTTCCAGTTCTAAATTCTGTATTAAGATTTTTCGTACATGCTGCTGAAGGCGCTAAACAATTCGCAATAGATATCGCCAATTTTTTTGAAGATGCATTTGGCGGTGCACAGGGTGCCGCAAATAAAGCTATTAGGGATGTAGAAAAAATAGAAAAAATAAATAAACAGATAGGAAGAGAAGCAGCCGAAAAATTTATTGGATCTGAAAAAAATGTGATTGATGATGAAATAAAAAAATTAGAAAATGAAATACCTACTCTTGAAAAAGCTATTGCCGCTAAAAAACGCGCTATAAAAGAAGGATTCGCAAATGAAAATGATCCAGCGGAATTAGAACAACGTCGGTCAAGATTAACGGCATTCAAAGAAGAGCTTATGGTTCTGAAATCTCTTGAATCTGGATTAAAACTTGGATCTCATGCTACCCAGGATTTAGATAAAGAAACTGATAACCTCATTGAAGATCAAAAACGGCTAGCACAGGAATTAAGAAAGATAGCTGCTTCTCTGATACCTGAAGGGCTAATAAAAGATTTGGCTGTTCTTGATGAACGATATGATGAATTGCGCAAACGGTCAAAAGGAAATGCGCAAAATTTACTGGAAATAGAAAGGCTATATCAGATTGAGCGCATTCGGCTAATTGATAAATATGTGAAAGATTCTGCTGAAAAATCTGCCAGGCTTGATGAGGAACAAAAACAAAGAATATTAAAAATTGCTATTGAAAATAATAAGCGCCTAAGTGAAGCTTTAATAAAAAATGATCCTCGGGTAGAAGTATTAAATCAGGAGTTTGCTTTTTTCAAACAACTTACTACTTCAAAAAAACAGGAACTTGAAAATCAAAAACGGAATGAGCTTTCTTCTTTAGAAGATTTGCTTGGAGCAAAAATAATTTCTCAACAAGAATATGAAATTGCAGTAGAAGCACTTCATAAAAAATATGTAGATCAGCAATTAGATATTGATCTCCAACATGTCATTGCATTTGTACAACAAGCTTTAAACATTTTTACCACATTCGCACAATTAAAAACTGATAGTGAAAATGCAGAATTAGAAAATGATCGCAAACGTAATGATAAGAAAAAATCCAATCTTGAAAAAAGACTAAAGACAGGAATAATTACGCAATTACAATATGATCGTGATTTACAAAAAATTGAAAAAGACCAGGAAAACCGGGAAAAAGAAATTCATAAAAGGCAATTTCGCAGACAGCAGCTGGCAGATTTGGCACAAGCCGGTATTAATGGTGCTTTGGCCATTACCAGCACGCTTGCTGCAAAGCCAGGCCCGGCAGATGTTGTTACATTCGGTATTTTAAGAGCCATTCAGGTAGGGTTGGTGATTGCAGCCACTGCGGCACAAATTGCATTGATTGCATCAAAAAAGCCACCCGAGCTTGCAAAGGGTGGTAAATTAGGTGGTTATAGTCATTATGAAGGGGGGAATGCCATTATTGATAATAGCGGAAGAAAGATAGCAGAAATTGAAGCCGGCGAAGGCATTACCAATAAATATACCATGGCCGATCGAAAAATCTATTCTGCTACCGGCACACCTTCCCAGATCATCAGCCGGCTAAATAGTTTGCACGGTGGTGTAAATTGGGAAAATGGCGCTACATTAATGCCTCAATGGAGAATAATTAGCCCTCAGAGAATGAATTTTGCGGCCATGAAAAAAATGTATGCTGAAGGGGGAATATTTCAATCCGGACCCACCAGGCAAGATTCGGCCAATAATGAAGTGTTAAATAATCTGGCTATAGTGGTTTCAAATATGCAAATCACTATGGATAATATTCAAAAAAATGGTATTGTCGCCTATACTCTTCTTACTCAAACCGAAAAACAACAGGCCCGTCTCGATGCTATACGCAATGATGCAACAATGAAATAAGGGCTTGACAATTTATAACCAAAGCCCTATCTTGGTAGGGCTTTTAAATCTTTATTTTATGGAATGGATAATAATATACTTAATTTTTTGTGCACTCATTGGTTATGGCGCTGCTGGAACTAATCTTGGTTTTTGGGGCGGTTTTTTATTATCAATAATATTTACTCCTATTATAGGCTTTATAATAATGCTTTTTTATCCCAATAAAGGAAAACAAGAGGCAAGAGATTTTCATACTCAGCAACAAACCGAATTATTAAAAAAGATTGCATCGTCTTCCCAAAACAAAGCAACTATAGAAGAACGATTATCTAAACTCGAAGAAGTAAAATCAAAGCAATTGATTACTGAAGAAGAATATCAACAGAAAAGAAATCAAATATTATCTGAGATATAAAATTCTTCCCTTTTATTGATGCAACTACCCTCTTGGTAGAATGTAGTTGCAAATCAAAAAATAAAAGCCAAATTAACTGATCTTCTTCCCTTTATTGTCCTTTCCTACCTGTTTACATCCGGCTAAATTTCCGCAATGGAAGAAACCATATTGCGGAGTATAGTCATGAAATTGATTGACGAGGGTGATCCTTTTGACCTGGTTTTTGTTACGGCCGACAGACGGCGCGGTACCGGCGGTGAGCTAATATCAGTTACACAATGGACCAAGATGGATAGCGATGCGCCTATTGAAATTTTACCTGGTCGCTATCGTAAAAAAGCAAGGGCCATGATAAAAAACCCCAATCACTGGGCTAACAAAACATTTAATATTTGGAGCCCGATCAACAAACTCAATCACCCGCACAAAGTTCACTTCCGTTTAATGCAATTTTTTAACGGCAAACGAATTATAAATGGTTAGAACTGTTGGCGGCTGCGGGCTTTCAAGTACCACCGGCGCTTTTTATATTGATATGGCGGCAGCTCCCAATGTTATGGCCACATCCGCTTTTGGCCCGCCTGCCCGTCAGTTGGAGTCAACTATTCCATTTGATAAAATGAAATTTATGCCCTGGAGCCCCTGGGGCGAGAATAATCTGCTGCCACAGCAAATGGTAATTGATATTGAAAGTTGTGGCATACTCAGTGGCATTATTGATGGCAAGGCCAGGTTTTCTCTTTGCGAAGGAATGGTGCCAGCCATTTGCAAGGTAGATACAACGGGTAAAAAAGTAATTGAACGAATTATAGATGATGCCGAAATAGTCGATTTTTTGGAAATGAACAATCACTTCTATCAAACTTTTGCCTGGATGAAGGATCAGTGCGGCATTGGCAATGGTGTAGCCAGGTTTATGCTGGATAATGATTTTTCAAAAATTGTCTTATTTCAACGTGATGATGTTACTGAAGTGAGATATCAAAAACAAGATGAAAAAACTGGTAAAATAAATAACCTTTATTACAGCGCTCAGTGGGATAAAGTATTTAATGAGAAAGATAATAGAATATTCACCGTTCCATTGCTCGATCCTAATAATCCCCTGGCAGATCTGCAGCAAAAAGCAAAATCAAAGATAGCTGAGCACTCAATGACCTTTCGCTACCCGGGTTGGGGTAAACATTATTATAGCGTGCCGCTCTGGTTTGCTGCTTATAAATGGGTAAAAATAGCCCAGGGAGTGCCCGAGATGAAGGCTGCCTTATTTCAAAACACTATGCGTATAAAATACATGGTGATCATTTATGAGCAATATTGGGATGATGCTTATGATGATTGGCAGGATATTGATGATAAAACCAGGGAGGACCGCAGAAATGAACTCTATGATGAAATAGATCGCTGGCTCTCTGGGGCCAAAAATGCCCACAAAAGCATTTATGTTGATGGAAAGATATCACTGGATGGCAAGCCAATACCTTTTATTGAGATAAAACCAATTGAGGATACAACAAAGCAAGGTGAATATTTACCCGATAGTGCGGCCGCTAATAGCGAAATAGCCTTTGCCATGCTATTTAATCCTTCTATTATTGGCGCTTCGCTTCCTTCCGGGCCATATACAAACAGCCAGGGAGGCAGCAATGTGAGAGAAAGCGTGTTGATGCAGATTATTATTCATGAGTTTGAGCGTAAGAGCGTGCAAAGGGTTATGAATGTAATAAAATATTTTAATGGATGGAACATAACCTACCCGGGCATTGAATTTATTATTCCGGCAACCATAATGACAACACTTGATACCGGCGCTGGCAGCAAGCCGGTAGTAACCGGTGGATATCAGCAAAACAACAATAACAATGGCAATAATACGAACAGCGGCGGAAGCTAAAACGGCCTTGCCAAGAGTTTTAAGTAACCTTGGCAACGACAAGCTTATTCCGGATATGGAATCAGCGGAATATAAATGGCTGGTGCCGGTTACCGGTTTTGATCTTTACGATGATTTTAATACCAAGGTAAATACAGATCCGCCTGCAGATCTTAATGAAGATGAAACGGCTCTGCTAAAAAAAATGCGGACCGTGGTCTGTATAGGCGCTTACCTGGATGACCTTGGCACCGACAGTGCAAAGATCACTGATAGTGGTCTGCGTAGTACAGAGAGTGCTAATATGCCCCGGGTAGTTGGTTGGCAATATAAAGAGCTGAAAAATTCCCTTCAATCAAAACTTTTTGATGCCATAGAAGCCCTGCTTAAATTTTTATTTGAGAAAAAAGATTCATTCAATCTATGGACTGATTGCGACGAATATAAAAGCCTCAATGGGCTCTTAATTAAAACCGGGCAGGATTTTGATGCACACTATAAACTTTTTCAGCCATTACGTACATTTTATTCTCTTAAAAATTTGATTGATGAAGTGCAGACCGATCTTATTAAACCAGCGATCGGCGAAGAATTATTACAGTGGCTGATGGATATTATAGCGCCTGATGATGATCAAAAAAATATCATCAAGTTGCTAAAAAAGTCGATCGCTTATATGACCATTAAAAAAGCCTGTCAGCATTATAGTGTACGATTTGATTCAAATGGTTTTACGGTGCTATCACAAAACGGGGATCCTGAAAATTCAGAAACTGCCGGTAGAACCGAAACTAATCTTCCTTTATTTGAAATGAAAATGAAAGCATGTGAAGAAGATTCTATTACTTATTTAACCAAGGCAAGAAAAGCGCTTCTCGACCTTAGAGAACAAAGCAGCAATGATGATTTTAATACCGCCTATGATGATGGACCATTAAAAGATTATGATGGCAGTGCAACCCGGGTACGCGGTAATGACATCAGAACAGGTATTTTTCGTTTTTAATGACAATTATTGAAATAAATAAAAGACTCTATACCGTTCCAACATGTTGGAACGAACTCACCAGACGGCAGTTGCTGGATGTGATGAAAATTATTTATTCTCCCCTTTTATTTACCATTGAAGCTGCATATTTAAAACTACTCAAGACAATTACCGGCATGGGCTGGTATCATTTTTTTTCTGCACCCATTACTGAGCTTGAAGAATATTTATACCTGGTCGATTTTCTTTTTAAAGAAAATGAACTGGTAAAACAAGTAATACCGGTTTATAAAAACATGTATGGTCCGGCCGATGATTTCAATAACCTCATTATGGCCGAGTTTATTTTTACAGAAGATATTTACTTAAAGTTCTGTGATAGCAAAAAAGAAGATATTAATCTTCTTGATCAATTGGTTGCTATTCTCTACAGGCCCACAAAAAAAGCCTATGATCATAAATTAAATAAAGATGGGGATCCGCGAATGCCCTTTAATGAAAATATTTGTATTTATAATGCAAAAAAATGTGTTCGCCGGTGGCCAGCCAATGTAAAGCACGCCATACTTCATTGGTACCAGGGCTGCCAGCAAAAACTCATTAATGAAATAAAAGAATTCAGCACCGGTGATGAGGGAGACCCGGCTAAATATGGTCTGCTCAGTGTAATGCGCAGTATTGCTGAAAAAGGTATTCATGGCGATTTTGAAAAAGTTGAAAAGATGTATGTACGCATGTGGGTAATGGAGCTTAGTGAAATGTCTGAGGAAACAAAAAGAATAAAAGCATCAATTAAATCATGAGCGATTTTCAATTCAAGGATTTTGAAGATTATCTGGAGCAATTAAGCGTGGAGAATAAGGATGTGGCACATACCAGCAATGGCCAGGTTTGCTTTAGCCGGCTGCGCAGTGCCGAAGAAGTAAACCAGATAATTAATAATGCAGGTAAGAATATTGTTTTACTGGGGCGATTCAGTGGCCGGGCCATTGGAGAACTGCAGGAGCAGGGCATGCGGCAATTTGCAGTAATACGCTTTGCCTGTTTTGCAGAAAATAATGATGGAGATATCAGCGACGGTATTGATAACGCTATTCAGCAAGCCTGGGATATTATGTGGCAATTCGTGGCACGCATGAGAAAAGATCAAAAAGATGATGATTGCGGCCCATTGGATGGGGTAGAACTTGAAAATATAAGCTGGGATGAGATTGACGAGCCGATTTACCTGGAGCATCATTATGGCTGGGATCTTACTCTTCCTTTCAGATCGATGCAACCAATGTATGATGCAGATAAATGGAATTAATTAATCCACTTATAATAAAATACTATGACAACGATAATAAGTGTTATCGGAATATTTACAGTTACAAGAGGCCAACAGGTTGATCAATTTGTAGAAGTGGAAGCAGAATATCATTTTAGCGGCGACGGTAAACGCATGTTTCTGAGATGCTGGGGTAAAAAATTTACGAGAAGTTACAATATGCTTCTACGGGAATTAGAAATAAATGAAACCACACCGGCGAATGCCGCTGAAGCAACAACATTAATTGATGCTGCATTATCTGAAGCAGCTGATTTGGGCGGTGGTGGTTCATCATACTTGGTTTATACTGCTTTACTAACTCAAACAAACTTGAACGCGCCAATAGAAGTTACTGTATTTGAAAATACATTAGGAAATGCTTTGATTTATACCTATGATTATGAAGGTGGTTATAATGCAACTATTCCCGGTGGGTTTGATAGAGACAAAACTTTTGTCAATTTGCAAAATACTGCTGGAGCAGCAAATACAATGGCAGCCTTTATAGGTGTTGATGGCAGATTGTATATAGAAACCACAAATGGAACCGGAACATTTACTTATGCTAATAATGTATTAACCAAATCGTCAATAGAAATCAGAGTATATCCTTAACCCATAAATAATGGCTATACAAATATTAAGGAGGCCTTATGAATATAGCTGGAGCGGTAACCCGGTTCATTATCGGCTATTTAGCCAGAATGCTGCCGATGATAGTAGCATTTTTTTTGAAGTTAAAATACTCTTTAAAAAAATAACGGATGGTGTATATGCAGAAATAATTACGCTGCCTTATTTTCCTGTTGCCGGTATTGCTGATATCAATATCCAGGATGTGCTGGATAGTAAACTGGAATTTAATACTCCCGCATTTAATGTTGATGAACGATTAGAAACTGAGGCCCCTGGACAAACAGCCAATTATTATATTCAGTTTAGAGAGATAGTGGTGGTTGATTCGGATCCTACCTGGGATGATAGCGAATCTTATTTTAACAGAAATATTTTAAAGGGGGGCATTGATTATTTCAAATGGCGCGGCAATAATTTCTGGATAAACTATTATGATAGCCAGATGCCTTTTTTAACCTGGCAGAAGTCAAACAGACTTGCCTCTTTAACTGAAAGAATGTATTTGCTATGGTTCAATAAAACCAATGCTTCTGCTCTTAAAACTCACATCAATATTGTTTATACCGATGCAAGTGTTCAACAATTGGATAAAGCTCTGACTGTTCATAAGAATAATGTTGTATTTATACCCGCAGGCGCTACTCAATGGAGCCTTCCGGATGAACATCCCGATAGAAAAATTTATTATTGGAACCTTCAAGTAATAGATAATGCAGATCAACCGGTATCAGAATTATTTACTTACTATGCAGATAACCGCAATGATTATAATGATATTACACTGAATTATCGCGGAAGTCTTGGTGGTCTTGATAGCGTCAGGATCCGGGGAATCATCGAGCATGATCTTAATTATGAATTTGAGGAGCAGGATAAAACATTTGAACCTGATTATTTTGATGGTGATGTAATTGATGGAAAAAGGGTCATCAATAATAGTAAAGAAAGAAAAATTTATAAAGGTGATATCGGTTACCTAAAAAAAGAAGATCAGGATCGTTTCAGAGATAGCCATTTAAGGAGAGATATGTGGTGGGAAAGAAATAAGAAATGGTGGCCAGTGATCGTACTCACACCCAGCCAAAAACAAAAAACATCAGAAGATCATCTATGGAGTTTTCCTATACAATTTACACTCGGAAGTGATGGGGATAATTATTATACTCCGGATACAATAGACCTCGGGGATGGAGTATTTACGAGCAATGTATGTCTGGCCAGGCTCGGGAACATAGAAATCGATATAGATATCTCCGGAGCGGATGCTGCTATAGTCATCAATGCTACAGAAATAGATCCACAGGATGCATCCACGCAGTTCTATTATCAGATTCTGGGTGTTGATGCCGATCCCATTTTGTATGACACGTTCAGCCTGCCCATTCTAAGAAATATTCCAAAAGGGATTGTTTATATTGTTGAATTCAGATGTATATGCGGACCAAACGATATACCTGGTAATAAAACGAGCGCTCAAATAGATACAACAGAAGAGGGTGGTGGTGGCGGCGGTGGCGGAACTCATGAATGTTTCCTTGGCAATGGCACAAATACCGCCAGTAATTATACAATCAAGATAGATGATATAGAGCGGGATAATGGTTTTGTAGGAGAACTTGGAGTTGACAGTTTCTTTTTACTTGATTATGTGAATGTGAAATTGACTGTGATATTTGATAGCATTGAATGGCCTTCTTCTGCATCAATGACAAGTAACGGAAATACTTATACAGGTTCCATTGTTCATAACCAGGTATTTTTCTTTAATGTTGATATAACCAATGGCTGCGAAATAAATATTAGCTAATGCTGGGAATAAAAATAAACGGAGAATTTTTAGATATCGCTCCCGGCTTGCAATTAGAACTGGAGAGCCAGAATCCTTTACTTGAATTTAATGATGAGATCTCGGGCGAATTTTCTCTTCCATTTGAAGTGGCATCATCATCAAAAAATCTGCGTTTATTAAATTATGCTGGTTTATTACAAAAAAAAGTAGGGCTTATAGGAATTCCCTCGGAGCTTTATGATAATGGCCTTCAAGTTAGTGTGGGAAAAATTAAGATAGAAAAACCGACTCATAATTTAAACAGCACCGGTGAAGGGAAAATAAGTTGTTATTATCTAACGGGTAGTAGTAGTTTTTTCCAGGATATTAAAGACAAAAAATTGCGCGATATTGATGTAGGCGGCGATCGTAGTTTTGATTGGGATGATTTTGATGTAAATGGAGCCGGCTTTTGGGGTCATATTCATGCGGTATTAAATGCAGGCACCGGCTATGAAACCAGCAATTATGATTATGCATTTTTTCCTGTGATCAATAAAGGATGGCCTAGTGCCATTTTTGAATTTGATGAAGTAATGAACTATGTCGCCCTGGGCGGATCCGGAGGACCCGAGTTCTTGCCTGGAGGCTTTTTAAACATACCAGCCAATAGAATAATACCCTTTCCTTATCTGAAGTATATTATGATTAAGGCAGCCGAATTTGTGGGCTGGAAAATTGATGGCGATATTTTTAATGATGTGGATTTTTGTAAAGTCACAATGATAAATTTCCGGGCAATCAATTGGGCTGGCTATCGGGTGGTATTACCGGATCCTTACCGAAATGATCCAATTGATCCGGTAATATTCAATTTAAAGGATCATTTACCGGATATAATGATTTCCCGATTTTTTATCCAGCTTAGAAAACGATTTGCCTGGTGGTATGAATTTGATAAAGTCAATAAGATCATAAGAATAAAAAAATTGGCTAACGTAGTTAATGTAGGTGTAAAAAATTTCACCAAGTATTCCAACCCTATAATAATTAAAAAAGTAAATCAAGAAAAGAAGATTTATGCTTTGAAAAATGTTTTTATTGGTGATATTGCTGATGGAGCTCCCGATTTTAAGACTGTTTCTTTACAAGGTTTTGTTAATGAATTCGCCGATTTGCCGGCGCCGGATGAAACCATGTATGCATTTGTTTATTTAGTGATATCAGAAAATAATTTCTATATATGTATTCAGAATGTTACAACAGCAGCGTGGGAATGGGTTTTTTATACTTATAATATTTATGATTATCTGCCGGCGGATTCCACTGATGAGATAACAACTGAGGCCACGACTGTTGGCGTCGAATATTACAATCCTTATTTGGACCTAATTCCCAGGATAGATTTGCAAGGTCAGTGGTTTGGGAGGGATGAAAATGAGGCTGAATGGAGCATTCACCTTGCTTTTTATCATGGATTAAAGGATAATAAAGCTTTTGATCCTTATCCATATGCAAGCTCTCATGTTTATGATAGTAATTTTAATCTGGTAGCGAATTGGGCCTTAACGTTTGAATGCAAGAAATCTGATGGCACGGATGTGGGATTATATGCTTTATCATGGAAGCCAATCCTTGATCTTTTACAAAGCCCGGAAGAATTTGAGGCTAATCTTAATCTTCCCTTATATGAATATTTGAAACTCAATTTTGGAGATCAGATAGTAATAGGTGGTGTAAAAATGTTAATAAAAGTTTTGAAGCCAAAGATTCCTTATTCCAAAACTATCGCTATTGAAACTGTAAGAATTATATGATTGAAGAAATAAAAACCTGGTTAAATACCGGCCGCAATTATACTATAGGCGTGAAACTGTATGATCAATATGGCAAGGATAAAAAATTAAAGGCTGTATTTAATGAGGAGGTAAGTGAATTCAAGAAAAAAGCTCTTTTTGAAGCTCTCAAGAAATTATTATCCGGAAAGCATCAAATGGATGATAAAGTTGAAAAAACAAAAGGAGAGGCTATTGAACATATTTCACTTTCTCAAAGTAAATGGCCGGCACAAAAAGATGAAGTGCTCGGCGCTCTTCAAGCTAAATGGAGGCCATTATTTTCGGAAATGATGAATCTCTGCAGTAGGATATATGATGTTGCCAAATTAGGTGAAATAGATTCTGGCCAGAAAGATGCCGCGGGCCGGATGGCACATAGGATCCTTGATCTTGATGATCAATGCGATGAAATATATGATCAACGTGATTATTATTTGGAGCATAAATGCCTTCCTGAATCTGAAAAGCTAATGAGCCTGGTTGTAGATCCTAAAAAAATACCACTTGCTTTACAAAATGCTGAGCGCTACATAAGAGATTATAGGAATAGGCTTAAAATTAATCCTGAAAACGTAAATGCAGCCAATCAATTGAAAAAATGGGAATGGGCCCGGGATGAATATAAAAAAATATTATGCCTTTAAAAAGAACAAGACAATTCACACTCCACAAAAAAAGAGAAGCATTTACCGCCATTCTTCGGTTTATGACTAAAGAAGATGTATCCCTCACAATAGAAGAAGAAAAAATACTTGGCAGGTGGATTTTCTGCGATGCTCTCCTCAGGCAAAAACTATATAATGAAGATACCATCATTGAAAAACTCATTGAAGCATACACTATTTCAAAATTCACGGCAAGAAATGATATCAATTATACGCAACGCCTTTTTTCAAAATCCCGATCACTGATTAAAAAATATTTGATTCATCTGCATCTTGAACGAATTGATTCAGATATCCAAAATGCAAGGCAAAGAATATTTACAACAGATATTGATGAGAAAACCGGGAAAGTAGTTTTCAATTCAGCGGATCCAAAAGAATTAATAGCATTAGCAAAACTTCATGAAGTCTATACATATACACTCAACTCAATACCGGAAGAGCAGGATAAAGACATTATGCCACCGCCTATTTTCCAATTTATCCTGGCGCCTGGTCAGGTAATTAATCGGGCCATGGAGCTTGAAGAAGCTTTAAAAAAAGCTGACATAATCATCATGAAAGAAGCAAATGGCATTTTTATAGCTGATGAATAAGACAAGAAATATAATAGAGCAACCGATAAAAGAGGTAGTTCTGCCGGCCCCGCATATGATGGCCCGGCTGATCAGCGCCAATGAGACATATATGCTGGCCAGCCGGGGGACGTTTAAAACCACAAAGGGTATCTCACTTTATTTGGTTGATCGAGTATATGAGATGCCAAGAAGCACTGGAGTAGCTATTGGTTTAAGCTTTGAACATTTAGGAGATAATACAATTCCACCTCTGCTGCAGGCCCTTGATGAATTTGGTTTTACTCATGGTGATCACTATGTTATTGGCAAACCACCACCTAAAACTTGGCCAAAGCCATATCTCGGAGTTATCAATAACAAATTTGATCATGTAATGAGTTGGCATAACGGCACAATTAAATATCTGGTTTCTCTGGTAAAAAAAGGAAGTGGCAATGGTATATCGGCTCAATGGGGCTATTTTGATGAAGCAAAACTTATGAATGAGAAAGAATTAATTGATGATATTTTTCCAATCTTCAGGGGTAATGAAGAAACTAAAAATAGGTTTCAATTTTGTTCCGGGTATCTTTCAAAGTTCTTTGCCACTGATAAGAAAGCGGATCCTGTAAAAATAAAATGGCTTCTAAAAAAAAGGGCCAATCAAAATGATGAAATAATAAATATTGTTCTTACTCTGCAGCTGGAGCTTAATGAACTAAAGATAAAATATAATCAAGCTGGTATTAACAGGAGACAAATAATGCGGCCCCAAATTCATGCAATCGAAGTACGTTTAGCAAAACTTAGATCAAATTTGGTTCATGTAGTTGAATTATCCGCTTATGATGTTGTATATGCACATGGGGAAAAATGGTTAAAGGATAAAAAGAGGAATACAAAACAATACGATTTTGATATTACTTATGGCAATAAGGACCCAGATAAACCTGGAGAAGGTTTTTATCCTGATTTTGAAACTTCAATACATACTTATAATTCGGATATCGATATTGATCCGGGGAAGCCCTTTATTATAGCTGCTGATTATCAGCATAGCATAGCACCAATACCAATTTGTCAGATAACAAAGCTCCCAGGTAGAGACAAAATCTCATTGAATTATGTCGATAATTTATATGCCATGCCTGATATTATAATAGACGAACTCTCCGAACAAGAGAAGAAACAGGTAGTTCAGGGTGGGTTACAAGAAGCTATTTCATTCTTCTGCGATAAGTATGCAAATCATTTTAATAAGAGGATCTTTTATGTATTTGATCAAACTGCAACTGGTAAGCGCGTGGATGCTGATGAATATTATATAATGGTAAAGAAGATCCTTAAAAAAAGAAAATGGAAGGTCATCGAAATATATACCATGCATCCACCTGGGCATTATCAAAAATACCAGGATACAAGAGAATGGTTGACTGGTAAAACAAAAATCCCTATCAAAATAAATGAGCGATGCATTAAATTAATCATTAGCATCACAGGGACCGGAGCAATATCAAAAGGGGGAGAGACAAAAAAAGATAAATCTTCTGAACAAGAGCCACTACTAGATCAATCAGAAACCACGCACTTCAGTGATGCCTTTGATATGATCAATCATGCAGTTCTAAAGCTTAATATGATTAAGAACTATTCATACAAATCAAAAATAAATATTAGATAGATTGTTATAAATCATATTTCTATGATTTTAAGACATCCGTCGAACCTTTTGACAG